CTTATAGTGAGGATTTTACAACTTGGACAATTCAATCAGGAACAACAGTTACCTCTGACACAACAGAAACTTTAAGTCCTTCAGGAGAATATAACTCCTCAAAAATAGTGGGTAACGGAACAAGTGGTATATTAAAAGCATCAGTAAGTTCAGCAGGTGGCTCTAATACAAAAAGCATTTACATTAAAGGTACTCAAAATGGGCAAGTAGTTTATTTAAAAGACCCTAATCAGACTGTAAATAACAAAGCATTAACACTAACAACAGAATGGGTAAGATATTCATTAACAGAAACACAAACAAGTGATTATGGTATATGGATTTCTAACATACCAACAGAAGGTATTTATATGTGGGGAGGTCAAGTAGAAGCCTTATCACATAGCACTTCATACATACCAACACTAACAGGTAGTACAGTTACAAGAGCAACAGAAACACTAAATGGTAGTGGTAATAGTACATTAATAAATAGTACAGAGGGTGTGTTATACGCTGAGATAGCTGCTTTAGCTAACGATGGAACAAATAGAACAATAGCTTTAAATAAAGATACTAATGATAGAATACAGATGTATTTTAACACATCTACAAATGGTTTAAGTATATTTTATAAAGCACAAAGTGGAGCTACTTCATTTATAATGAATGAAACTTTAACAGATGCAACTTCATTTAATAAAATTGCTTTTAAATGGAAAGCTAATGATTTCGCTTTATGGGTTAATGGAGTAGAGACTGATACTGTTAGTAGTGGTGTAACTCCTACTGCTAATAGTTTAAATGCTTTAGAGTTTGAGATGTTTAACAATGCTAGTCCTTTCTACGGTAAATGCAAAGCACTAACAGTATATAACACAGCTCTAACAGATGCTGAACTAACACAACTAACAAGCTAAGATATGTCTAAACTAAGAATGACAGAAATATGCTACCCAGAAGTAAAGAGCTACTTTATTGTATGGAATGATAAAAGAGAGATAGTTTCTTGGGGTGCATTAGAAACCTACCAATGTATAGAAACTAAGTGGGAAGACGTAGATATGTACACAAGCGAATTAGACTGGGTAAATGTATTAATAGATAACGGTATAAATCCTTTTGACTACTAATGATAGTATCAGCTAAAATAGATGAGAGAGAGCTTAAGTCTTTGATTAAGGACTTAGAGAGCCTTAATATGTCTGATAGCAAGAATAAAACTATATTGAGACAAGGTATGCGAAAAGCTGCAAAGCCTATACAACAAGAGTTAAAAGACTTAGTACCTAAGAAGAGTGGTCAGCTAAGAAAGTCTCTAGCTGTTATAAACGGTAAGAACAGAAGAGGTAGACCACCAGCAGTATATATTGGACCAAGAGTTAAAGGTGCATATTCTGATATGAAAAAGACTGGATTCTACTTTTACTTTTTAGAGTATGGATTTAGAGGTATTCCAGGACTTAGAATGTTAGATAGAGCTGCAATGAATAAAGGTAGCCAAGCACAAAATGACGTAATAAACCAAGTAAAAAAGCTCATTGATAAAAGAATGAAGTAATGGAGATAGGTAAAGTAATATATAATATTTTAGGAAACGATGGCAATGTAAGTCCATTAGTAACTACTGGCGGCAATAAGCGTATATTCCCTTCTAGGTATAACTTTCCAACACAAAGTAAGCTACCTTATATTACTTATCAAATGGTATCAGATATACCTAATAATACTAAGAACGGTGTAAGTGAATACGACTATGTAACTGTACAGATAAGTATGTATCACAATAACTACGCTGACTTAGTAGCTTTAGCTGGACACGTTAGAACGGCTCTAGACTACGTTAGTGGCACTTATAGTGGTGTAGTAGTAGACAAGATATTCTATGAGTCTCAAGACGAGCTATACGATGATAGTGCTGGTAGTTTAGGCTTTTACGGTATAAGACAAGATTACAGATTTAACATAAATAGATAGATATGTATAAGATTAAATTAAAAAAAGATATTGAGTTTCGAGGTGTAGAATACATCAAAGGCGAGACTTATGAGGTTGGTAGAAAAGAGCGTAATCATTTCGCTAATGAAGACGCTATTGCAAAGCCAACAAAGAAGAAATCTAAGGAAGTCGAAACTTCAAAAGATTTAGATAACTAGTTATAAATTTTAAATAAAAAAAAATGGCAATTTTTAATGGAACGGATTTAATCCTAAAAGTAAGCCCTTCTGATGGAGGAGCTGATGCGAAGCTAATGCACTCGCAAAATGTAAGTTTAAGTATTAACGTAGACCCTATAGACATCTCTAACAAAGATTCTGCTGGTTTCAGAGACATCATTGGAGGTCAGAAGAGCTTTAGCCTTAGTGCTGATGGTCTTATGGACTTTAACCCAGCGACTGCTGCTGATACTGAAGTAGATGAGTTGACTACGCAAATGTTGGCAAGAACTGCTGTAACATTTACATTCACTCTATCTTCTACTTCTGCTGGAGACTATTTCTATAGTGGCTCTGGATTTGTTACAAGTCTAGAAATTTCTGCTGGTACTGAAGATGCACCTACTTACTCTTGTTCAATCGAGGGAACTGGAGCATTAACTGTAACAACTGTATAATCCTTTTGTTGGTTGGGGTATGGGCTTCGGCTCTGCTCCAACTAATAAAACTAATAACCAACAAAATGTACGAAATAGTAATAATAAACGGTAAAGACTACCCAGTAAGATTTGGGATGAATAGTCTAAGAAACTTTACTAAGGCAACTGGTAGAAGTTTACAAGATTTAGACAAGCTAGGAGAGGGAATGAGTTTAGACGATGCTTGTCAATTAATTCTAGCTGGTCTACAAGACGGTGCTAGAGTTAGCGGTAAAGAATGTTCTTTAAATGTTGATGGTGTTGCAGACCTTTTAGATGATGACTTTGATGCTTTAAATAAAGTATTAGAGGTATTCTCTACACAGTTTTCTGCTAAGTTTGAAGATGAGGGAAACGTGAAAGCCACGAAGAAAGTGGCAAAGACAAAGAAATAAACTGGGATAGTCTAGAGGCTGTAGCTTACGGTCTAGGACTTTTACCTAGTCAGTTTTGGGAGCTAACATTTCACGAGTTCTTTTGTATTCAAAAGGGTAGGAATGATAGGTTTGAATTAGAGCAGAGGTTTGAGTGGGAAAGAGTACGTTGGTTGGCGTGTTGTAACTTACAGCCACATACTAAGAAAGGTCAATCCTTAACACCAGAGAAACTTATTAAGTTTGAATGGGAAAAGACTAAGAAAGAAATAGACATCGAACAACAAAGAAAGAGAGCAGAGTATGTTAAGAAGAAATACGAATTGCTAAAAAAGAAAAATGGCTGAGAAAACTTTAAGTATTAAACTATCGTTAAACGATAAGCAGTTTCAGAGTGCATTAAGGAAGACTACAAGAAGACTAAAGAAATTTGGTCAGTCTATGAAAAAGACTGGACAAACTATGTCTACTTCTTTAACTTTACCTATATTAGGTATAGGTGCTGCTGCTGTTAAGTTAGCTTCTGATTTTCAAGAAACGCAATCTAAGTTCAATACTGTATTTAGAGATATATCTGCTCAAGCTAATAATACAGCTAGAAATTTAGAGAAAGACTTTGGCTTATCGTCTAGAGCTGCTATGCAACTTTTAGGAGATACTGGAGACTTATTAACTGGATTTGGATTTACACAAGAAGAGGCTTTAGATTTATCTAATGAGGTAAATAAATTAGCTGTAGACTTAGCATCTTTTACAAACTTTGCTGGAGGTGCTGAAGGAGCTAGTCTAGCTTTAACTAAAGCACTACTTGGAGAAAGAGAATCTATAAAGCAGTTAGGTATAGCAATAACTGAAGCTGACCTTAAAAGGTTTGCAGAGGAGCAAGGCTTAGTATTTAAAGAGCTTGATAGAGTTGCTAAAGCTACATTAACTTTTGAATTAGCTGCTAGACAAAGTGCTAACGCTATTGGAGACTATGCTAGAACGAGTGGTAGTTTTGCTAATCAAACTAGAAAACTAAGAGCTGACTTAGAAAACTTAGGAGTAGAAATAGGTCAAAAACTATTGCCTATTGCAGTTAAAATTCTTAACAAGATTAAGGATGTTATAGAAGTATTTGCTTCAATGAGTAGTGAAACTAAAGAAATGATATTAGGATTCACTTTATTGACTGGAGCTATAGGACCTTTTCTAATAGTTATAGGCTCTTTACTAACTACATTGATAGCATTAGGTCCTCAATTCTTTTTAGTATCTTCTGCTATAGTTGCTTTAGCTGCTGGTATAGCTTATGTGGTAGATAACTTTGAAGCATTTAAAGAAAGATTTTCTCTTGATTTTATTTGGAACTCTATTGTGATGGGTGTGCAAACTACTTTAAGAGCATTTGGTAGTTTGATTGATGGTTATAATAAGCTAATTGATAAATTAGGTAAAGGTAAATTAGACTTCTTAAAGTCTTCTAATGAGTTTGACAAATTAGCTGACAACATAGATTCTTTAAAAGTAGAGACTAAAGATTATGAACACGAGTTTAAGTCTTTTGGAGATTCTATGGAGGATACTATAGACAAGATAGTGCCTAAGTTTGGAGAGTTGTTTAGAGCAATGGGTGGAGGAACTGGTGGTGCTGTTAAAGGTTTGCCAACTGTAAAAGCTAAAACACCTAAACAAGGTATGATGGCTGGAGCTATGGTTAAAGCTGTAATACCAGATGACTTACTTGAGCAAATGGATAAGCTTGAGAAAAAACAAAAAATGTTAGCAGAAATAAATGAAGAGGTCAGTCAATCTTTTCAAACATTTGGAAACACTTTAGAAGGTGTTTTTGCACAAGCTTTACAAAGCTCAGATGGATTTTTTAAGACATTTATTGAAGGTGCTAAAATGGCATTCAATGCACTAATGGCTCAACTTGCTGCAATGTTAGCTATGAAGGCTATACTTTCTGCTTTTGGTTTAGGTAGCTTTGGACAAGCTGGTGCTGGCATAGGAGATATATTAGGTGGTTTATTAGTACCAACTTTTGCTACTGGTGGTTTAGTTACTGGACCTACTTTAGGTTTAATAGGCGAAGGACCAGGAACTTCTATGAGTAATCCAGAAGTAGTAGCACCTTTAAATCAATTAAAATCAATGATAGGAGGAGGAGATGGTGTACAAGTATTTGGTACAATAAGTGGAGCTGATATATTACTAAGCTCAGATAGAGCAAGAAACAATAGAAACAGAACAAGAGGTTACTAATGGCTAGACTAAAAAGATTAGAGAGTAGTTTTCAAAGTGATAATGGCACTTTTTACCGTATAGAAGTATATGATAACAATGCTTCTGCACCTACATTATACACTCCAGACTTAGGACCAGATGGATTTACTTTGACTTATCAGACTAACGATAACGATAGATTTACTGGACTTATACCTTCTGAGGTTAAATTTGATATAAACGTAACAATAGGAGGAGAGCAAGGTGTTGTAGATGATATTAGAACAAGTGCTTATGGAGACTGGGATATTGGTATATATACAAGTGCTGACGATGTTACCTATAATAGATACTGGTTTGGTATATTGTTAAATGATATATCTCCAGAGGCTGATGCTTCTTTTCCTACTAGAATAACTCTAACTGCTGTATGTGGACTAGCACCTTTAAAAGATATTCCATTTAATAGAAATATTGGTTATGATACACCATCCTCATTCCAAACTATCAACTATTTTAGGCAATCCTTTGTCAATCAAATTAGTACTGCTGACAATTACTTTGGAACTAACGATTTATTTATAGCTACTTATGTAGATTGGACTACTGATACAATGACTAGACAAGTACAAAGAGACCCTTTAAATGCTAGTAGATTTAACTTTATGGCTTTTGTAGATATTGCTGACAATGGAAGCCGAAACTATAAAACTGCTTTTGAGTTATTAGATAGTATTTGTAAGTGTTGGGGGATGAGATGTTTTATGTCTAACGGTAGATGGAATTTAGTACAAGTAAATCACTATGCTGACTGGAAAACTCCTTCGACTCAATTCTATCGTTATTATAAAAAAGGTAGCAGTAATCCTTATGCTAGTGGTAGTGAGTCAGCAGTATTTACAGAAGGATTTAATATAAAAAGATATGGAGGTAAGTTTGACTATTTACCTATTTTAAGAAGTGTAGAAACCAACTACAATCACTTACAGCCCTTTGATATGCCATTCTTTTACTATAACATAGATGGCGATACTTCTACACAATATCAGACTACACTTAACGAGATACCTATATGGAATGGCTACCAATGGAACAACTCTAACTATACTGGTGCAGCTTATTCTATTAACAACGCTCCTACTGATAAATTAATAATCTCTTTAGGTAATGTAAATGCTTTAGCTGGTAGTAGTATTTTATTAAATAGAGACTTTACAACTAGATACAGTCAAGGTATTTCTTTTTCTGATGTAAGTGGCTCACAGCAAAAGGTAAGAACAGATTTATTTGCTAGATTTAAATTAGTAGGAGATTCTGACACTTACTATTTTCCTTTATCTACTGAACTAGCTATGGATTGGAGTACAACTGACCAATTTACATTAACTGATTCAATACCCCCAACTTATTTAAACAATACTGTAGGGTCTTTAGAGCCAGCTATTAATATAAATATACAGACTACAGAGCTACCAGTTGATGGAGATTTATTTTTCGAGATATTCGCCGAATGTTATTATCAACTGTATGCTAATGCTTTAGCTATATTAGGAGAGATAGAAATAACTGAAGCCACTACGACTACTCAAGAAGATAATATATTAGTATTTTCAGCTCCAGAAACAAGTGCAGAGCAAGGAATAAAATACCTATTAGATAATGAGGTGCTATCTGCTAAATTCTTTAGAGCATTTAACGCTCCTGGAGGAACTACTATAGATAATGGTGTAAAGTTTGAGATACCAGAATTATTTATAGGAACTGGTCCTACAAGTGGAGCAGTAGGTAGATTAGAGACATACAACTATACTACTAACTCTTTTGAGAATGGAATGAACGCTACTTGGAAAGCATATGGCTCTGGTACTGGTGTAGAGTTTACACAGCTTTTAGTAGAGGAAGTATTAAAAGGTCAAGCTGAAGGAGCTAAAGTATTTAACGGTAGCTTAAAAACAGTATCTGGATTTATACCACGTTATTTTAATGGAATAGAAATAGATGGCTCTCCATATATACCTTACCAATGCTCTTTTAATGCTAATGAAGATACTTGGTCTGGAGAGTGGTATGGAATAGAATTAAGTACTAACACACAAAATGTAGAAGTAAACATAACATCATTTGACGTTTTTGATGGTCAAGAAGCAACTGGTGGAGGAGATATATTTTTCTAATTATGGCAACACTATCAAATTATTTAAGAGGGGAATGTGTAGCAGTAGTACAAAGTGATACTGCTAGTCTTACATTAAGTTCAATTAATATAATACCTTCTACTGGCTCAGATAGATTACTTGTTTCAGGAGATGTAGTTATAATAATTTGTGCTGATACTGGCTTTCCTATACAAATTACACTAAATTCAGATGTTACATATACTGGAGCTAAACTGAACTTCGCTTCTACTACTGTTAAGCAATTAATTCCAGCAGGTAGTATAGTGATATTAGATAAAGACTACAAGTATAGGTCTTTATTTAGAGAATATACTATAGTAACTCATAAACTATTTGAAAGTGGACAAACTCACGGCAACACTACTTTGATTGACCCTTCAGAGCCTTCTTATATGAAAGTTAATGCTGGTAGTACTTGGGGTGATGGAGATACTTTAGCTAACTCATATATAAATAACAGTATATTTAGAAGTCCGCACGAAGGATTTAAATTAGAAAGAGTAACTTGGGATATAAATACAGATGCTACTACTGGCAATAATTGCGAATTTTCTTTATGGGCAAAGCCTATAACTGAGAACGGTAATACAGCTACAGATATTGAATTAATAGACTACTTTTCTATAACATCTCAAAACGACTCTAACTATGTATTTAATAGAGACATAGTGCAGACTGGTAGTTATGATAACAATGTATGCTTGATACCAGCATTCATAAAAACTGGAAGTACAACAAGCTCAGATAATTTCTACGCAACTTTAACGCTTTTAATAAGCACAGACCCAAGACAATAATGAAAAATTTAATAAGAGAATGCTCTGACGTTCTAACACTTAATATAACAACGTTAGCTATTACCTTTACACAAGTAGAAATGTTGCTCAAGATATTACTTTTAATATTATCAATTATATATACTGCTGATAAATTAATAAAAAATCGTAAAAAAAATGAAAAAGATAATCTGTAATATAATTTATAAAATAAGTTTTGGTAAGGTTTGCTTAGGACATTGTAAATGTAAGCTATAATGATTTATTTTAAAGTTGAGGAGTTTAATTGTGATGGTGTTATCTGTTATGATAAAATGGATTCTAGTCTACTAAAGATGTTAGATGAAGCTAGAGGTTACGCTAACACACCTTTTAAATTGACTAGCACTTGGCGTAGTGTAGAGAAAAATAACTCTTTAAAAAATAGCTCTAAAAACAGTAGCCACTTAAAAGGAAGAGCTGTAGATATAGCTTGTGCTGATAGTGTTACTAGACAAAAGATAATAACTGGATTAATAAAAGCTGGATTTACTAGAATTGGTATATCTAAAACTTTTATTCACGCTGACAACGATGATAAAACTGATGCTATATGGCTATACTAACTAATATACTAAGCAACTTACTACCTAAAGCTGATAAGATAATTGATGAGGTAATAACCAGTCAAGAGGAGAAGTTACAACTAAAAAACGAGCTGCAAAAGATTATCCAAGAGCAAGAGGCTTTAATAGAACAAGAAGTCACTAAAAGATGGGAGTCTGACAACTTACAATCAAGTTGGCTACCTAGAAATATTAGACCGTTAGTTTTAGCTTGGCTTGTAGTTTCTACTACTTTGCTTATATTTATAGATGCTGGAGTAATTACATTTACAGTAGAAAAGCAATGGGTAGACCTATTGCAGATAGTTCTTATTACTTGTATTGGTGCTTATTTTGGCTCAAGAGGTTTAGAGAAAATCAACAAAAAATGACAAAAGAAAAAAGGTATAGACTTAAACAAGATGAATGGCAATTAGTAGACAAATACAGAAACGACAAAGAAAGGCAATCTTTACTAAATGATGAATGTGAAGCTGCTGGTATTAATCCTAGTTCTGTTAGCCATTATTGGTACAAGAGCCAAAAGTTCTCCATATTTGCTAAACCCAATGAATTTACTAAAGATGAATTTTTACAATCTATTGAGGACCTTATATCCAACTATGCTCCTAAGTATCCCACCATTGATTATCCTATTAGAAAGGATGGGCACTTACTTATAATAAATCCAGCAGACGTACATATTGGTAAGTATGCCGATGCTTCAGAAACTGGTAATGACTATAACATAGAAATAGCTAAAGAAAGAGTTAGAGAAGGGGTTAAAGGTATTCTAAGAAACGCTGAAGGCTATCCTATTGAACGTATATTATTTTGTATAGGTAATGACATACTACATACAGATAATATTCACGCAACTACTTCAAAAGGTACTCCACAAAATACAGACGGTAAATGGTATAAACACTTTACAGAGGCTTTAGAGCTTTACGTTGAGGTAGTAGAGATGCTTATGCAAATAGCTCCAGTTGATTGTGTACACTCTATGAGCAATCACGACTATATGAGTGGATTCCATTTAGCACACGCTTTAAAGTCTTGGTATCGTAATACAGAAGCTGTAACTGTAGATGCAGAGCCTAAGCACAGAAAGTACTATAAGTATAAAAATAGTCTAATAGCATTAACTCACGGCGATGGTGCTAAACTTCCTAATCTTCCTTTACATATGGCTCAAGAAGAGCCTAAGATGTGGGCTGACACTAAATATCGTTACTGGTACTTACATCACTTACACCATAAGCAACGCTATAAGTTTATGAGTTCTTTTGATAATATAGGAGTAACAGTAGAGTTCTTACGGTCTCCAAGTGGCACAGATTCTTGGCACTATCAAAAAGGTTATACTGGTAGTATTAAAGCTGTAGAAGGCTTTATTCATAACGAATATGGGCAAATAGCACACTTAACTCATATTTTTTAATATATTTGCAACGTTTTTTGGTTAACTTAATTGTTAACGTGTATTGTTTGGTTTGTAAAAAGGAGGGTATTTTCTGAGAATATCCTCTTTTTTTATGCCTAT